ATTTATCCTTCTCCAAAGAAGTTCATAATTAACGATTCCAATTCTAATTTTGTACCTAGAATGAAGAAACATATCCATTCCTGTATTTGTTGTCAAATCATAACACCATGCACCTGATTCATCACACTTCATCTTGTCAATGTAATATTTAAAGAAGTGTTCCTCCCAATCTGCAATCTTGGACTTCTGACACACAATCAAGATGTCTTCACCAAATGACATTGCTTTTTCAGCACCAACAAATGTTTTTCCAAGTCCCATATCCAAATAATATGCAACTCTATTTAAGTCTTTTGTTTGTTCTAATGCTTCCTGCTGATGTTTGAAAAGTTTCATAACATCACCACCTACGCTTCAATACTGATTCCAGTAATTTCTTTAAAAATATCCTTATCAAAGTTTGGAAGTTGCATCACACTGTCTTTTTGTACATCTGAAAGACCATCCCACCACATCTGTCTTCCTGTTTCTTCTTCAATATGCTTCAAGAATCCACCTGTTGCTAAATATTCAGGATGTTGTTCTTTTTCTTCATCAGTCATATCATCTTCCCATATCCAAGAAAGAACATTTGAAGGACAATTCATAAGAATATATCTCGCATCTGAATTTAACCAATCACTATAATTCCAGTTAGAAGGTTTGTTAAACAAGTAAATTTTTGGTGATTCAGTATTAAAGCATCCGTTTGAAAAGCAAGTCTTGTTCCAATCACCGCTGTTCCAATCACCGCTGTTACGATTACCGCTGTTACAATCACCGCTGTTCCAATCACCGCTGTTACGATTACCGCTGTTACAATCACCGCTGTTACGATTACCGCTGTTACAATCACCGCTGTTACGATTACCGCTGTTACGATTACCGCTGTTACGATTACCGCTGTTACGATTACCGCTGTTACGATCACCGCTGTTACGATCACCGCTGTTACGATTACCGCTGTTACGATTACCGCTGTTACGATTACCGCTGTTACAAAGACCAGTGCAAGCTTTTCCCAAATTTACAAGCTCAAGAACTTCCTGCCAGTTAATTTCTCTAACAATCTTAATTTTATTAGTACAGCACTTACTATCTTCATCATTAGAGTCAATCTCACCAAGTGCTTCTACTTCTGCAACTTTATTATTAGGGTCAAATTTATAATAGCTAAAACAATCTGATGCCTTTGTGCAGAAATGAAATCCCTTATCACAACAAACTGGTGTAACATCTTCCTCAAATACTTTGCCTACCTCAAACTGGAAACCTCTACAAGTCCAGTCAGAATTAAAAACCTTATAACCTTTCATTTTTTGTCCATCCTTTCAAAAAATATTTATTATGAAACTTTTATTCCTGTTACTTCTTCAAACTTCTGCTTTGTTATAACATAAGTCCATTGACCTGACATTTTAACAGCCATTCCAAATTTTAATGTTCCTTGCTGCAATCCAATTCTGATAAATTGTTCAGAAGCATTTAATAAACTTGCAGCATCTGCAACTGAAAGCCTATTACTATAAATTTTCATATCAATCACCGCCTATCATTTTCACACTTGCTTTATGGGCTACATAATCATCATAAGTTAGTGCTTTGTGACCCCTACCCCTCGGCTGTGAAAAAACATAATCAACCATATCAAACACATTTTTCATAGTAACCTGTTCGGGATGTATCACAAAGTTTGGAAGATTAATTCCATACTGCTCACATATTCCATTGATTGTTTCTGCAATCTGTGTTGGTGATGCACCTTGCTTTTCCATATTATCTCTAGTAATACGGATAAGATTTATTACATCTTTCAAAGGTGTGTTCCCATAATGCCCTGTTTTTCTTATAGCAGGAAGAACCTCTGATGTTACCCAACGCTTAAATTTCTTAGCACTAGGTAACTTACTTGAAAGAATAAGACTGTAAAGACCAGATTCGTTAATAACTGCTAATTCCTGTGTTCCACCAAGGGTGTCGCATTTTGCTACCCCCTTATCTTCATCATCAACTCTCTTAGCTAACGCATCCCTTGTGTTGCTATATCCCAAAGCAACTGCAATATCTTTACCAACAAACCAAGGTTGGTCATTTATAATTACTGTTCTTATACAACCAAGTTCTTCATTGTTAAAAACTTGTATATTATTCATAAGTTTTTACCTCCTAATATTACTTTTAATACTTCTCCTTATATGCTATAATTCAATTAACTGATAGTGGCATATTAGTTAATATCTATAGAAAGGAGAATTAATTATGTTTG